ATACCAACGTAATAAATTATAAATGATAAATGATTTACCACTACCAGTCGGTGATAATAATAAACATCTTTTGTTTTCAATACCATGTGAGATTGCATCGTACTGATAATCTCGTATTTCAAATGGCGCATCTAAACTATCAAGATACTTTATTAAAGACTTGTGTTGTATTTTATTTTTTACTTCGGGGTGTCCATACTCGTCATTATCGACAAGTTGAATTGGGTACATTCTGTCTAGAGCAAACTTCTTTATGTGTGGATATAGACCGACATTTAATTCACGAGTCATTTGATTAAATAATCTTATTTTGCCATCCCAAACTCTACGTTTAAATGCTGGCATATATCTATGCCCAGGGACAAAGAATGAAAAGTATTCAGATAGTTCTTTGAGTTGATGCCCTTCGGCATCTATCAACATCATCGAATGGTCTTTGAGACCAATCTCTATAGTATTTGCAGGTCGCATTATATTCCAGTTTCGAATTGTCTCCACTTAATCATGTTCGATATCGTTTGATGTCGCCATGTAAGATTGTTTACTATTTCAGTTAATGTTTCAATAGTTGTCTGTAAATATTGCAACTTTAATTCAGAATCTTGAATCTCTTTATCAGTATCATACCAATTTTCTTTTTGACCTTTTGTTGTAATAACAAGTCCATCATATGGGTCTGCTTTCCAACCTCTTTTTTCTATGTCTTCTTGTGGCATTTTACCTTCGTAATATAACCATTTTTCTTTTAATAGATTTTTCTGGTCAAACTCTGCTCTTTTTAATCTGAGTTTAGTAAGTGAAAGATACTCTAGATATTTTGAGTGCAATGCAGGTGTGATTCTAGATACTTCATCTAATTGATTTTTTGATATCTGTGAATCTTCTTTCCACTCTGCAAGTATTGATTCTAAATTTACCATAATATATTTCCTATAAACTGCCTATTATACAGTATTAGGCAGATTATGTAAAGTGTTTTTTTAGTACTTCTAGTCTATCTTCGTAGTGTGCAATCTTGTCTAGTTCTTCTTCAATAGTCACTATCAAATCACCATGTTCTGCAAGACCAACTCTTTTTTCAGTTAGCACTCTTACATTCATTTTATGTCTTTCAATGCCTGCTTCGCATTGTTTAATTAACACATCAATTATTTCACTTGTCATACTGCCTCCTTCAATGGTTTACTAAGTTCTTCCCAACTTGTTTCATAATCACTATCACCTTCTGCATAACCCATAACACCTAGTTTCTCATATTCAGGTGTAAGTTCTTCTCGTAATAGTCCTATCTTTTTAAGATTCGGCATTATTCTACTGAACAATACATCTTGAAACTGAGTTTGAAATATATTGTCTTTTTCATACTCTTCTGTCTCTTCTATATTTAGACCATATTTATTCCATACTTCATATGCTTTCAATCTGTTTCTACTGACAGTACATGCTTCTAAGGCAAACTTTGCTCTATCTATTTGTTCTTCTTCTGATAGTGTTTGTACGAAATCAGTCAAATAATTTATACCAAAAGTCACATGTCTTGCTTCGTCTCTTATAATGTACTCAAGCATTTGTTTGTAAACTGGGTCACTAGTGCCATCTTTTGCCGCTTGAAAGGCCGCTAGTGCTAGACCTTCAATTACAACTTGCATACCAATAAACTTTAAGTCCCATCTAGGGTCAGTAAGTATTTTGTCAAGTAGTCCTTTTAATGCACGACCTATTGGCCAACTTCTTTTTAATCTTGTTTGAATATATTTATTAAATGCTTCAACATGCCTTGCTTCATCAAATGTCTGCGATGCCGCATATAATTTTGCATTGAATGTAGGGGCACATGATGCCAGTTGACTCGCAACTAATAATGCACCTTGCTCACCATGAAGAAACTGACTAGTTCCCCAACTACCTAAATCTTTAAAAAATTCTCTACGTTTTGCAGTATTCCATTTCTTATATTCTGGGTGACGTGACCACTGATTATCTTCAATCTCAAACTCTTCATCTGAAATTGTAATTATTTCTGGTGTCCAGTCTACATCTACTTCTACATTCCAATTAAGTTCTTTACCTAGTTCATATAGTTTTTTAATACGATTGTCTTGAACTGTATAGTCCCAGTTGTAAGAACCAGTAAGAGGTGTTTGAAAAATTTCGACAACATCTGTTGGGTCTAAGTTTGCAGGATATTCTCCATCAAATTCTATGGTATCTTTTGGTGTTTTAGTTTTTATTATTTTCATATTAAGTTTGTGCGACTATCTCAAATTGACTAAATCTAAACGTAGCATCAAAAGTTAAATACGTTACTGAACCAGTTGTAGTAATAAAGTTTATGGCACCTAATCCAGTAGGTAAACAATCTTTATATCTAATTTTTTGAGTAGTGTTGTTGTGACTTGATAATATCGCAAGAGTTATATCTGCATAAGTAGGAAATTTACCACTTCTTTTAATAGGATTTACTTGTCCATCATTTACAAGTCTTTGCAACCAATTAAACATTTCATTATAACCAGTCATGTTTTCATCTAATATAATTGTAAATGTAATCTCACCATGAGTTATCTTATCACCAGCAAGTGGTACAGACGTAATTCTTCTTGTAGGTAATTCTACAGGGTTTAATTGAACACTCGGGTGTGCAACACCTTGACAAAAGTATTCTAAGTTAGGATATTTCACTCTATCTATTAAGAGTTTAAATCCAGTCGGTTGTAGATAGTTAAGATTGGTAGTTAATTCTTGGTCATCTACCTGTACTGTTGAGTTTACTGCCATACATCTATTTATATATTTTATAACCTGCAAATTAATGGTTGACAAAAGTTGCCGAGATATATATAATATTGCACAATTGTGAGGAACATTCAATGAAAATCGCTATACTTAACGATACCCATTGTGGTATTCGTAATTCTTCTGATATATTTATGGACTATCAAGAATTATTTTATCGTGACGTATTCTTTCCCTACTTACTAGAAAACAATATCACGAGAATATTACATCTAGGTGATTACTACGACAATCGTAAAACAGTCAATTTCAAATGCTTAAATCATAATCGTAAAATATTTCTTGAGAAACTAAGAGAATATGGTATGACTATGGACATTATTCTAGGTAATCACGACACTTATTTTAAAAACACGAATGAGTTGAACTCACTAAAAGAATTACAAGGTCACTATATGAATGAAGTAAATATCATTCAAAAACCTACTGTCATGGATTATGATGGATTAAAAATAGGTCTAGTGCCATGGATTGCAGATGACAATGAAAAAGAATCACTAGAGTTTATTAACAATTGTAATGCATCTATCATTGGTGCCCACTTAGAACTAATTGGTTTTGACATGTATCGAGGTATGCCAGCACATGACGGTATGGATAGAAAATTGTTTGATAGATTCGAAATGGTATTGACTGGACATTTTCATGCTAAGTCTTCTCAGGGTAACATACATTATCTAGGGGCACAAATGGAGTTCTTCTGGAATGATTGTGGTGATAAAAAATACTTTCATGTTCTTGATACTGAAACAAGAGAAATAGAAGCAATACTAAATCCAAACACTATCTTTGAGAAAATATATTATGACCACGAAAAGATAAATGACTTTCAAGATTTAAGATATCTAGATAATAAATTTGTAAAATTAATCGTAGTTAACAAAGGTGATAGTTATAAGTTTGAAAGATTTGTTGATAGAATACAAAGTCAAAAAATACATGAACTAAAAATTGCAGAAGACTTTTCTGAGTTTATTGGCACAAATGTAGATGACGGTGAAATAAACATTGACAATACTGAAACAGTAGTGTATAATTACATCGACTCAGTACAAACTGATTTAGATAAAAATAGAATCAAAAGAGAGATATCTTCTTTGATGACAGAGGCACAGAATCTTGAAATACAATGAGCAAGTGGCATGGGGGTAAAGGTTCAAAACAAAGACCAACTGACAGGAAAAAATATGAAGAAAACTACGAAAGAATATTCAGGAAAAAACAGAAATCTAATTCTAGAAATGAAAGTGAGAACGATAAACGGGATTCCATTTCATGAACCCATACCAGAAAAAATAAAGAAACAATATAATTTATGATACATTTTGAGAAATTGAGGTACAAGAATTTTCTTAGTACCGGTAACAACTTTACAGAAATCGATTTTGAAAAAACACCAACTACATTAGTAGTCGGACAAAATGGTGCTGGTAAATCTACAATGTTAGATGCGATATCTTTTGGGTTGTTTGGTAAACCACATCGTAAGATATCTAAAATGCAGTTAGTTAATTCTGTCAATCAGAAAGGTACTGTAGTCGAAGTAGAATTTAGAATCGGCAAAAAACAATTTAAAATAGTTAGAACAATCAAACCAAATAAGTTTGAAGTCTGGATAGATGGTAACATGGCAAATCAAAACTCTCATGTTACAGACTATCAGGCAATGCTAGAGAAAAACATTCTCAAATTAAATCATAAATCTTTTCACCAAATTGTAGTTTTAGGGTCTTCGAGTTTTATACCTTTTATGCAGTTATCCTCACAACAACGTAGAGGTGTAATCGAAGACCTACTCGATATTAATATGTTTTCTATAATGAATCAATTGTTAAAAGAAAAGATATCAATCTTAAGAGAAAAGATTACACAAAATGAAAATGATATTAATCTAGTTGATTCAAAAATAAATGCACAAAAAAAATATCTAAGAGATATAGCAAGTGTAAATGCACAGTTTAGAAAAGAAAAAGAAGACATGATTGTTTCTACTCAAGAAGACATTAGAGTACTGAATGATAAAAATATAGAATTAACTAAACAAGTTGATAGGTCATTACAACCCGCAATAGACATGCAAAGTTCTGTAATAAAAGTAAAAGAGAGGTTTGAAGAAACTGTTGCAAATATAAATGCACAATTTAAAGTTGTTAAGAAAGAACATAAATTCTTTTCTGAAAACGATGAATGTCCTACATGTAGTCAAGAAATAGACTTGAAATTAAAACGAGAAAAAATAAAGACAACTAAAAAAAGACTAGACGATTTAAAAGCAGGTTTAGATAAATCAGATATAGAAAGAGAAAACTATAAAAAATCAATACAACTATTTCAAGATACGATTGACGATTGTGCAAAATATAATTCAGAGATATCTGGTAATAATAAAAC